CATAACAGTAATATTTGGTATAGATAATTATCAAAATAATAATATCACCATAGTCCAAGGTGGTTTGAATACTGCTAATGCTAATATAACATATCTTTACGATGTCAATACATTACAAAACACCAATATATCAAATGCAAATACAACGGCACAAGCAGCATTTGACAAAGCAAATACGGCCAACACTTTAGCACAAGCAGCATTTAATGCCGCAAACACAGTAATTTCATCCTCGAATACAGCTTACTTACAAGGTGCTCTGGATACTGCCAATGCTAATATTGTTATATTACAAGGTGGATTGAATAGTGCTAATGCTAATATATCGTATCTGTATGCAATCAACGCATTACAAAATACCAATATATCAAATGCAAATACAACGGCACAAGCAGCATTTGATAAAGCCAATACAGGCACTTCAAATCCAAGCACAATAATATATGCTAACACTGGTCAATTAACAGCAAACGTATCAACAGGAAATGTAGCTCTAGGTTTAGCAAATGTAAATAATAATATTGGTACGTTCGGCGGAATAACTGCAACACCAGTTATAACAATAGACGGTTATGGAAGAGTCACTTCAGCAAGCAATGTTGCAACATCAGGCACTTCTTCATCAACAATAACAGTTTTAGATGATATATCAAACCTTTTTGATGGTATCGAAAGAAATTTTGGTCTATATAGTGATGGTTATGCCGCAAATGTTACGGCACCAGAACAGTTATTAGTTCATGTTGGTGGTTTGGTATTGCCTCCTTTCATAAATACATATGATGTAGTTTTTGGATCAGGATTTATAGCTTTTACTAAAGGATATAATGTTGCAAATGTTTCTAATGTTACATATATTACATTTGCTTCGGCGCCCCAAATAAACATGGACTGTGTGATGAGAATCATAGGACAAAATCAGACCCCACAGGTAAAAAAGTATCCTTTAAGTCCAATATCAATAATGACTGGTTATTAATCGGAGATAAAACAAATGGCCCGCAGAGTAATATACGAAAACAGTACACACCCAAATTATTCTTTTACCCCAGCAACTAAAACACTTATCATTCCGCATTATTATCCAGCAGAAAGATTTGTTTTAATTACAAATGTTACTGCGGGCAACAAAGTAATTTATAATTTTTCCGATACCGTATTAACAGCGACGATTACTCCGGGATCTCCTAGTTCGACACAGACTACAATTGTATTTGCATATAATACAGGTTCAATGTCGGCAACCGACAAACTTTCTATATTAGTTGATGAGGTCAATGAATACATTACGCCATCAGAAACACTCGTCGATCCTGTCGGTAAACTAAGAACTTCAACACCACAAGCATTAATCGATACAGACTTTGAATATGGATTGCAACCAACAAAATGGGAAACTTTAAACCTTCTCAATAATCGTGCAACATATTATACCGATCCAAAACAACCTCTTGTAGTTTCAGATATTGTGACAACATTAGGATCAAAAACAGGTATCATAACATTTACAAATGCAATTGGAACAGGAACTATAAGCAATACGGGTTCACAAATAACTGGTAGTGGTACAACATTCCTGAGTCAAATTGTTCCTGGATATGCATTGTATAGTACAGCAAATGTTTTTGCAGGAATAGTTGCATCCGTTGCAAATAATGTTTCTTTACAACTTCAAGCAAATTCAAATGTGACATTTTCATCAGCATCATTTGTTTATGCGCCTACACAAATTCCTGAACCTGGTACACCGATTCAAATTCAAGATTCTTTTAATGATTATTTTAACGGGTTATTCATTGCAGACACAAGAACAAACGCAAATGTAACTTATACTGCAACGTCTGCGGCAAACGCAACAGAATCTATTTTCAATTCAGGAACGACTCAAATCTTTTCTGGTGGTTATTATACTGGTGCAAGATTTAATATATCTGGTATAACATTTTCTGGAAATTTAGTAACATTTACAACAGTAGAACCACACGGGTTAAATGTTGGTTCCGATATTTACTGTTATGGTTTAACAGCATCAACTAATCCACCAAATGGAAATTGGACAGTAGTTACAGTAACATCTGCAACAGTTTTTGCAGTTAGAATTTCAACAACTTCATTACCTACTGGAACAATTACAGTTAGTGGCATAACAAATGCAGGCGTTTATGCAAGACCATATGGCATTGCCACACATAGACCGTTCGATGGCGGAACAGCAATATCTTGTGGTACAGGTTCACAAGGGAATGCGGTAATTCGACAAACAAGACGTTATTTCCGTTACCAATCAGGTAAAGGAATTCAATGGTCAACAGGTACAATTTTACGTCCAAATATTATTGTCGACCAAATTTCATCTACTAGTTACACAATTACTGTAACAACAAAAGTTGCACACTATTTGTTACCTGGTGTTGTAGTAACAATTGGTGGCGCCACAGATTCAGCTTATAACGGCACATTTACAGTTATCGATACACCAACTAATTATACATTTACAGTTACAGCAGCAACATTACCAACATCGACACAAGCATCTGGCAATTTTATTTTAAGTGTAACAAATTGGAATGGTGCAACTACAAGATTAGGATTATTTACTTCCACAAACGGGATGTTTTTTGAGTATGATGGTCAAACATTATATGCGGTTCGCAGAAGTTCGACAACACAATTGTCAGGATATGTTAACGTAACAAATGGATCTTCTACAGTTACAGGCGCAACAGTTAATGGTGTGTCAACACTTTTTTCAAGACAATTAACACCAGGTCAATTCATTTCAATCAGAGGACTTCCTTACCGTATTATGAGTATTGCAAGTGACACTTCAATGCAGATTTCTCCTCCATATCGTGGCACCACACTTTCGGGTAGGAGTGTTGCAGTCGTTTCTGAATTACTTGAAACAAGAGTTGCACAATCTTCTTGGAATTTAGATAGAATGGATGGAACTGGTCCTAGTGGATACAATTTGGATTTGTCAAAAATTCAGATGTTCTATATTGACTACTCTTGGTATGGTGCAGGTGCAGCAAGATTTGGTTTCAAAGACCAACACGGGCAAGTTATCTACTGTCATAGATTCATACACAATAATCAAATGACAGAGGCATTCATGCGTTCAGGTAACTTACCTGCACGATATGAAGTTAACACATATGTACCAGAAACACAATTAACTTCTTCTGATACTGGTTTAGATTTTATTAATGTGGTCAGTACGACAGGATTTCCAAATACTGGAACATTATTGATCAGAGATCCTGCTAACTACGAACATGTTAATTATACAGGAAAATCAAACACAACATTTACTGGTCTAACAAGAGGACAAGCAGGAAACACAACAATTGTTGGTACTACAGTTGCAGGTAATACATTATTAACGACAACTGCTACAACCAGTGGTTTACAAGTTGGACAAAGAATTACTTCAAATTCTATACCAACTGGAACATTCATAACTTCAATTATTGGTGGTTCACCAAGTAATGTGATACGCATGAGTCGCTCAGCATCAAATACCTCAACGGTAACAATGAATGTGGATCCTATGGGTTCAACAACATCGACACACGCATATTCTGCAACTGCACCAATTACTGTGGCTTTAGCATCACCACAATTTGTACCATCAATATCACATTGGGGTTCTTCTGTTATTATGGATGGTCGTTACGATGATGATAAATCATTTGTGTTCTCTACACCATCAACATCATCTTTAACTATTGCTTCTGGTGTAACAAATGCTGTTCTTTCATTAAGACTTGCACCATCAGTTGATTCAGGTGTTCCAGGGTTATTAGGACAACGTGAAGTTATCAACACTATGCAATTGACACTTCGCCAAATGGACGTTTTCACAAATGGAAACTTCTTAGTTAGATTGGTGTTGAATGGCACTGTTGATCCCGGTGACACTTGGCAAACTGCTGGTGCGCCAAGTCTTTCACAAGTGTGTTATCATCCATCCGGGCGATCAGTTCGTGGTGGAGATTTAATTTATGCGTTCTTCGTTAATAACGGTGGTTCTGGTACTGTATACTCTGCAACACAACAGGACTTGAATCTTGTTCGAGACTTAGGTAATTCAATATATGGTGGCGGAACAACACTAAATGCAGGTTCACAAGTATTCCCTGATGGTCCTGACGTTGTTACAATTGCGGTAACTAGTTTGAATGCGGCACCACAACAAATTTTTTCAAGACTCTCCTGGACAGAAGCACAAGCGTAAGGAATAATAAATGATCACTCCAATAGTTACTGATGCGTTAGTAATAGGAAGTACCAAACAACCAGGTCAATTTAATTTGAATGGTGATGGTACTGTCACAAATGTTCTTAATGTCGGAAATTTGATTGCTGGAAATGTCACCAGTGCAAATGTCACCAGTGCAAATATAACATCAACAAATCTCACATCAAATACAATAAGTGTTGGTCGAATAACTGGTTCTCTTTGCGTAACGGGATCCGTATCCGCTAACGGTACCACATTAGGTGCCGTGTCTCTTGATGCATGTAATCAATTTAAAGTCGGCACTGGTGCGTTATCATCTAGTATAGGAGCCAATAATGTTGCAATTGGTGTTGGTGCATTAAAATGTAACACCACAGGTAGTCATAATATTGCCATTGGTTATCTTACATTATATTGTAACAACACAGGTAGTAATAATGTTGCCATCGGACAGGGAGCATTAAAGTGTTTTACAACTGGTATTAATAATATTGCAATAGGTTGTGGAGCATTACATAAATCAACTAACAATTGTTGTAATATTGCAATTGGTATTGGTGCATTATATTGTAATTGTTTTGGTACCGCTAGTGTTGCAATCGGTTTTGGTGCATTGAGAAATCAAAAACAAGGTGGTTGTAATATTGCAATTGGATCATCAACATTATGTGAGAGTACTTATGCAGTTGAAAATATTGCGATAGGTGGTGGTGCGTTACGAGGAATCACTACGGGCAGATATAATATTGGAATCGGCGGCGCCACATTACGATATAACTGCACAGGTTGCAATAATATTGCAATGGGTAAATATGCAGGATATGGACTTAGAAATGGTTGTGACAACATTGCAATTGGTAAATGTGCTCTTTTTGGAAATCCTGGATGCGGGAGTAATAATATTGCTATTGGTTGCAAAACATTAATTAATAATACCACAGGTTGCGATAATATTGCAATAGGTAGATCAGCATCCGCTAACAACACTACTGGTGGCAACAACTTCTCTGCTGGTTATTGTGCATTAGCAAATAATTCCATAGGTTCACACAATACTGCAATTGGTAAGTTTGCATTAAGATTCAATACCACAGGTGTTAATAATGTTGCGATTGGTTATCGGGCATTATATTGTAATACCACAGGATGTAGTAATACTGCAATTGGTAATAGAGCATTATATTGTAATAAGTCAGGTAATAATAATACTGCAATTGGTTATTGTGCATTAAAATGCAATACCACAGGTAATAATAATACTGCAATTGGTTATAGAGCATTATATCAAAACACAACAGGTAATAATAATACTGCAATTGGTTATTATGCATTAAAATGTAATAACATAGGTAATAATAATATTGCAATTGGTTTTCGTGCATTAAGATTAAATACCACAGGTTGTAATAATACTGCAATTGGATGTTTTGCATTAACTTGTAATACCACAGGTACTAATAATTTTGCAGTTGGTTATAAAGCACTACAATCTAATACCATAGGTAATAATAATATTGCATTTGGTAACAACGCATCCGCTAACAACACTGCTGGTATGTCCAACTTTTCTGCTGGATATTGTGCATTAGCAAACAATACCATAGGTTGTTTTAATACAGCAATTGGTCGTTATGCATTAAGATGTAATTTTTCTGGATCATATAATATTGCAGTTGGTAGATATGCATTAAATTTTAATACCACAGGTGAAAATAATACTGGTCTTGGAATTAACACATTAAAATTAAATACCACAGGTAGTAATAATATTGCAATTGGTAGTGGCGCATTAAGAGGTAATTGTGGCAACAGTAACATAGGATTAGGTTATCGAACATTATATTGTAATTCCACAGGTGCTAATAATACTGCAATTGGTCGCAGTGCATTATTTTGTAATACCACAGGTTGTAATAATACTGCAATTGGTTTCTGCGCATTAAGATTTAATACCGCAGGTGTTAACAATACTGCAATCGGTTATAAAGCATTAACAAATAATACCACGGGTAGTAATAATACTGCAATCGGTTATAGAGCATTAACAAATAATACCACAGGTAGTAATAATACTGCAATTGGTAGATATGCATTATATTGTAATACCACAGCCAATAATAATATTGCATTTGGTAGACAAGCATTAAAATTTAATACCTCAGGTAATAATAATACTGCAATTGGTTATTATGCATTAACAAATAATACCACAGGTAGTAATAATACTGCAATTGGTAGATATGCATTAATAAATAATACCACAGGTGTTAACAATACTGCAATCGGTTATAGAGCATTAACAAATAATACCACGGGTAGTAATAATACTGCTTTGGGTTATTGTGCATTATACAAAAGTACCACAAGTAACCATAATATTGCAATTGGTTATAAAGCATTATGTTTAAGTAATGCTAATGGTTGCAACATAGCAATTGGTTTCTGTGCAGGTCTAGCACTCACCACAGGTGCCAACAACACCATCATTGGTAGCAGTACAGTTACTTCAGGATTATCTAGTACCGTTATACTTGCGGCTGGTACAACAGAAAGATTAAAAGTCAATGCAACTGGTCTTTATATTAATGGATCAGCATTCTCTGGTGGTGGCGGTGCTAGTTTAGATGCAAACTGTTCGTTAAAGATTGCTGGATCAACCACATTAGCATCCAGTACAGGCAAGTTTAATGTGGCCATTGGTTGTTATACGATGGTTAGTAATACCACAGGCACCAGTAATCTTGCGATTGGTTTTAGAGCACTACAATCTAATACTACAGGATCTCATAATACTGCAATTGGTCGATATGCATTAAAATCCAACACCATAGGTATTGGTAATAACGCATTTGGTTATAAAGCATTATATTCTAATACCACAGGTTGTAGTAATACAGCATTTGGTGGTTATGCAGGATGCGGCAATACCACGGGCAATTTTAATACTGCAATTGGTTGTAATGCATTAAGAGCTAATAGTGCAGGTTGTAATAATGTTGCTATTGGATGTAGTGCGTTGCAATTAAATACTACCAGTAATAATGTAGCAATAGGTTATAAAACATTACAAAGTAATACCATAGGTACTAATAATACTGCAATTGGTTATAAAGCATTATTTGTCAACACCACAGGTAGTAATAATACTGCAATTGGTAATAGTGCATTAGCTACCAACACCACAGGTTATAATAATATTGCAATTGGTTACAAAGCATTATGTGGTAATACCACAGGTAGAAATAATACGGCATTTGGTCGTTATGTATTAAGAAGTAATACCACAGGCGGTTGTAATATTGCAATTGGTGCTTATACATTAAATGGAAATAGCATAGGTAATAGCAATATAGCAATAGGTTTGTGTGCATTATGTGGAAATAGCACAGGTTGCAGTAATATTGGAATTGGTTTTAGGGCATTGCTTGCTAATAGCATAGGTAATAATAATACTGCAATTGGGTGCAAAGCACTATTAAATAATACCACAGGTACTAATAATATTGCAATTGGTGGGGATTCATTAAGTTGTAATACTACAGGAATTAACAATACTGCGTTTGGTTGTGCAGCATTGATATATAACTGCACAGGTAATAATAATACTGCGATTGGATGTACGGCATTAAAAGGTAATGTCTACGGTAGTTATAATACTGCAATTGGTCAAGGTGCATTATGTGCCAACAGCACAGGTAGTAACAATACTGCAATTGGTCGTTATGCATTAAATAAAAATACCATAGGTACTAATAATACTGCAATTGGTTGTAATGCATTAAGATGTAATACCACAGGTGTTCATAATACTGCAATTGGTCAAAGTGCATTATGTTTAAGTAATGCCAACGGTTGTAACATAGCAATTGGTTATAAGGCTGGTCTAGCACTTACCACTGGTGCCAATAATACCATCATTGGTAGTAGCACCGTAACTGCTGGATTATCTGATACAGTTATACTTGCTGCTGGAACAACAGAAAGATTAAAAGTCAATGCTACTGGATTATACATTAATGGATCAGCATTCTCTGGTGGAGGTGGTGCCAGTTTAGATGCAAATTGTTCATTAAAGATTGCTGGAGCAACCACGTTAGCATCTAACACAGGTAAACATAACTTTGCCATTGGATGTTGTTCGATGGTCAGTAATACTACAGGTACTAATAATCTTGCAATTGGTTATTTTGCATTAAAATGTAATACCGAAGGTTGTAATAATACCGCGATTGGTTTTTATGCATTAAAAGGTAATACCACAGGTTATAATAATACTGCGATTGGTAATAGAGCATTATGTGCCAATACCACAGGTATTAATAATACTGCAATTGGTTGTAATGCATTACAATATAATAGTATAGGTTCTGGTAACACTGCAATTGGTTATTATGCATTAAAATGCAACACTATAGGTTCTAGCAATGTTGCATTTGGTCATAATGCATTAAAATATAATACCACAGGTATTAATAATACTGCAATTGGATGTTTAGCATTATCAAATAATACCACAGGTACTGATAATACTGCAATTGGGCGTAATGCATTAATGTGTAATACCGCAGGCAGTAATAATACTGCAATCGGTCGGGAAGCATTACAATATAATAGAGGTGGTTATAATACTGCGATTGGTGGTGGTGCATTATTTAGGAATACCACAGGTAGTAATAATACTGCAATTGGTCCTAATGCATTAAGATGCAATACTACAGGTTCCGGCAATATTGCAATTGGTTGTAAAGCATTATGTGGAAATACCACAGCGAATAATAACATAGCATTTGGCAACGAATCATCGGCTAATAATACTACCGGTGCCAATAATTTTTCTGCTGGATTCTGTTCTTTAGCAAACAATTCAATAGGTTCTCATAATACTGCAATTGGTTATTTTAGTTTAAGATGTAACACCACAGGTTCTTATAATACTGCAATTGGGTATAAAACATTAGCTTGTAATACCATAGGTACTAATAATACTGCAATTGGTTTTTGTGCGTTAAGAACTACTACTACAGGTAATAATAACGCTGCGATTGGTTGTCTTGCGTTAGCATCTAATAATGCTGGTGCTAATAATGTTTCAATTGGTGCTCGTTCATTAAGATATCAAACCGGCGGGCAAGATAATATTGCAATTGGTTATGTTACATTACTTTGCAATACTTCAGGATGTAATAATATAGCATTTGGTAGTGGTGCATTGAGATGTAATAGCACAGGTATTAATAATTTTGCAGCTGGTCGTACTGCATTATGTTGTAATTGCACAGGAACTAATAATACTGCAATTGGTTTTTGTGCGTTAAGATTGAATACAGGAGGTAGTAATAATTTTGCAGTTGGTTGTGCAGCTTTATCATGTAATATCACAGGTTGTCATAATACTGCAATTGGTGTTGCTTCTTTATCCGCTAATGACGGAGGTTCTCATAATACCGCGATTGGTTATTTTACATTATTTAATAACACTACGGGTACTAATAATTTTGCAATTGGTTTTTGTGCATTGAGATTTAATACCACAGGTAGTAACAATACTGCAATTGGTTTTAAGGCATTAGCAAATAATACCGTAGGTATTAATAACACTGCAATTGGTTGTTATGCATTATCAAATAATACCACAGGTTGTCAGAATATTGCAATTGGTACCTGCGCATTAAGATGTAATAACATAGGTTATAATAATACAGCAATTGGTACTGGTGCTGGTTGCACACTTACAACCGGATGTAATAACACTATTCTTGGTTTTGGTGCATTAACTGTAAACACAACTTCTTGTAATTCGGTGACACTAGGTAATGCTTCAATTGATACTATTCGCGCACAGGTTACAACAATTACTGCGTTATCTGATTGTAGAGACAAGACAAATATACAAGGTATTCCAGTTGGTCTTGACTTTATCAAATCAGTTAGACCAGTGAAATTTACATGGAATATGCGTGACGGTGCAAAAGTTGGTATTGAAGAACATGGATTTATTGCACAAGAACTGGATGAAGTACAGAAAAAACATAATGCAGAATGGATGAAACTTGTACTCAAAGAAAATCCAGAAAGACTTGAAGCAACACCAGGTAAATTATTACCTGTTATAGTGAAAGCAATACAAGAACTTGAAGAGAAATTCCAAAATCTATTTGACAGAGTAGGAAAAATAGAGTTAAAATTGGATACATAAATATTTTATATTATTAGTTTTTTGGAGTTATTATGAAACAATTGTTCTATATTGATGGTGGTGCAGGAAGAATTATTGCTGCAATTCCTGCACTACTTAAATTCAGTCGGTTAAATCCAGATGCAGATTGGAATATATTGATACCTGCATGGGATAATTTATTATGGAGTATACCAGAATTACAAGATCGCGTTTATAGTTTAGACACGAAAGGGTTATTTGAAAATACGATTTCAAAAGCCGATGTAATTCATTCACCAGAACCTTACCGTGTTCCCGGTTATTTTAATCAGAAGTTATCTCTTGCAGAAGCATTTGATAGTGAAATAAACAAAACTGATGATCATTCTGATTTAGGTCCGCCTGTAATGATGTTCAACAAAAATGAAAAAATTTGGGCAAAGAATACGATTGAAGAGGCAAAGGCGGCTTCTAAGAAATCAAAAACAATTATCTTTCAACCATATGGATCTGGTGCAGCAATAAACAATAAAGATATTGTCGATACTTCTTCAAGAAGTTTAAGTGTACAAGCATTTTTATCATTGTCGAAAAAATTATCTGCCAGATACAATGTTGTATTTTTCGGTGAACCTCAATTACAAGTACCAGAAGATACGTTCACATTAAAGGTACCAAATGCAGATTTGCGTATGTGGGCAAGTTTAATTGATGCTGCTGATTATTTTGTTGGTGTCGATTCGGTTGGTCAACATATGGCAAGAGCAGTTGGCACAAGAGGAACAGTAATATATGGTTCCACGTTTCCCATAAATACTTCGTATCCAGATTACTTTCAAGTCTTAGAAAAAGAAGGTATTAAAAAATATTCTCCTATTCGAATCTCAGGACTAGATTCAGTTTTAGCGGATAGATTGAATGAAAAGTTGATGGAGTTTGAAGAAAAGGAAATTAAAGAAATCTATGACACCATAGTTTCTGATATTGAAAAGAGGTAATTATGTACAATATTATGGGAATAAATCCTGGACATAATGGTTCAGTTGCATTAGTTTCTGATGGTAAAATAGTTTTTTACTGTGAGGAAGAAAGGTTATCACGTTTAAAATATGATGGCAATCCTTTCAGAGGCATGATCAAAATACTTGAACAGTATCAAATTGATGAATTATATATTGGCGGTACTAATCCAGACTTAGCAAAACTGCCTTGGACAAACGAGGATGCATACTCCGCACTTGTCAGAAAATATAGTCCACAAGTTAAGATTACAAACATTGGAGATCAACATCATGCTGGTCATGCCGCTGGTGCATTTTATAATTCTGGTTTTGAATCTGCTGTAGCGGTAATAGTTGATGGTGCAGGCAGTGTACATCAAGCAGTTGTCAATCAAGAACAGAATCAAGGCGTTGCTGGTTTTGAAACTGAATCAATTATCAAGTGTTCATATCCAGCATCATTTGATCCTCTTTATAAAAGATATGCTGACGGCAATGCATTTTATTTTAATAATGGTGTGCAAGAATTTGACAATACCGTTACGATTACAAAAGCATACGAAGCAGTTTCAAATTATCTAGGGTTTGGTTTCATCGAAGCGGGCAAGACTATGGGTCTGGCACCATATGGTGAACAAGATGACCGCATACCAGAATTTTTTGTAGAAGGTAAAGGTAATAAAAATCTACTGTTACCAATGTATCCTGCTGGCGCATTAATTGACGAGAATAGATTTCCATACTTAAAACGCACACTTGAACCAGAAGTTTGGCATAAAGATTTCACACAAGTGTCGGATGTAGATAAAAATCTTGCATGGGCAGTACAAGAAGAAACACAAAGAATGGTTGGCGATTTAATTGAAAAGGCAATCGATTTATCAAGTGAAACAAACGTAGTAATTGCCGGTGGTTATGGTTTAAATTGTGTTGCAAATTATTACTACAAGAAAAGATTTCCAAAAATTAATTTATATATCGATCCAGTTTCACACGATGGTGGTACGGCAATTGGTATTGCACTTCTTGGTTGGTACATACACAGCGAATCGACAACAACAAATAAGTTATCTTCTTTATATCTAAGTTTTCCACCAGTCTATGCAAATGTGGAAGAATACGCAAAGAGATTCAAATTAAAGATACACAACACCAACGCATCTACAGTTGCACAACTACTCACAGAACAAAACATCGTTGCGATGTTCTCCGGGCGCGCGGAAGGTGGTCCTAGAGCCCTTGGTAACAGGTCTATTCTATTTGATCCTAGAAACCCCGATGGTAAAGAAATCGTCAATCAGGTAAAGGGCAGAGAATGGTTTCGACCATTTGCCGGTTCAATGTTAGCCGAATACGCAAACGATTGGTTTGAAATGTGTGGTTTGGAAGAATCACCTCATATGATGTACGCAATTAGTGTTAAAGTAGAAAAACTTGGTGAAATTCCTGCTATTACACATGTTGATGGCACTTGTAGAATACAAACAGTAAAAGCAAGAGACAATAAACCGTACTATGATTTGATTAAGGCATTCCATGAAAAAACTGGTGTGCCAATTTTATTCAATACAAGTTTTAATTTAGCAGGTGATCCTTTAGTAGAAACAATTGAGGATGCATTTAATACACTATTAAATTCTGATATCAATTATCTTTACTTGCCTGAAATTAAAAAACTGATAGTTAAACAATAGGAACATTATGAAAAAATTAAATTTTATTTCTGGTTTACCAAGATCCGGTTCAACTTTACTTTCTGCCATATTGAAACAAAACCCTAGGTTTACGGCATCGATGACTGATCCAATGTTGGACATGGCTCGTGCAACATTAGTTCCCGTACAATCTTCTCCTGGCATGGAACATTTTATTACACTTGAAAAGAAAAGAAAAATTATTCGTGCTATGTTTGAGTCCTATTATGATGACACAACAGAAGTTTGTTTTAACACAAATCGAGGATGGGCAGCACATACACCCATGGTAAAAGAACTTTGGCCAAATTCAAAAATTATTCTTACAATTAGAGATGTACCTTGGATATTAGATTCTGTCGAACGAATCAATGAAAAAAATCCATTATCACTCAAAGGTGTTTATGGCGGGCAAGACATTCTTTCTGTATATGAAAGAACTCATACAATTATGGCCATTGGTGGATTCGTAAATGCACCTTTAGCATGTACAAAACAAGCATTATACTCAAATGAAAAAGATATGATTTGTGTTGTCGATTATGATGGTCTTACAAAGAAACCTGAAAACACAATGCGCAAACTCTATGCTTTTTTAGAAGAACCATATTTCAATCATGATTTTGATAATGTTGAAGATAGTTATGATGAGTTTGATGATAAAATGTTAATGTCTGGGTTACATAAAGTTAAAAGAAAAGTTCAAGCAGTAAATCGTAAACCTATTTTACCGGAAGATTTGTGGAGAATGTATGCCGATCAATCATTCTGGAAAAAGAATTTTGATCACATAAAAAAACAACTTACTTGGATCGATTAATATGAGAAGTTACGGTGCAAGATTTCGAAATCTAAGAGATAACGGAATCAATATAAGTTATGCATTAGATATAGGTGCTTATCGTGGTGATTTTTCCAAAATACTAAGAGAAATATGGCCCAATATAAACATATGGCAATTTGAGGCAGACGAAAGACAAAAACCTTGGTTGGATCCAAATGCAATTTTTGGTTTACTGAGTGATAAACCAAATGTTTCTGTGGACTTTTTTACTTTGGATAATGAGAATAGTATAACCACTGGCAGTTCAATGTACAGAGAACTTACTTCATACTATAAAAATCCTATAGTCGTAAAGAAAAAAACAAAAACACTAGATTCTATTATGGATCAAGTTAACTTTAGAGGCAATTGGAAAAATGCGGGTCTTATAAAACTAGACACACAAGGATCCGAATTAGATATTCTTAAAGGTGGTGAAAAATTTCTAAGCACTTTTAAACCAAAATATATACTGATAGAAACTTCAGTCATAAGATACAATGAAAACGCACCACTTGTTGGTGAAGTTATTGAGTATATGAGAATGAAAAATTATCATATAGTTGATATTCCGAATTATCAATATGAAAATAATGGTAAGTTATTACAAATGGATATTTTATTTGGTGCACCATGAGACCTTTAGGCGGAACTGAAATTTTACACGAAGCATTAATGCGGCATATGGGTTCAGATTGGAACCATAATATAAATTTAATACCTTGTGTATGCGCACACGAAAGACTTATGCCCAATAAAATTAATATTATTTGGCAACAATTAAGTTATGACCAAGATAATGTAAAACTTATGTACGATAAAAATTTTACGGATAAAGTTGATTACTTTATATACGGGTCACATTGGGTACATGAAAAATATAGAAACGTTTTTAATACACCAGAAAGAAAATCAATTGTAATTAAAAATGCTATTGATAAAATCCCTTTCGTACCAAAAAAGAAAACAAATAAATTAAAATTAATTTACACATCGACACCTTGGCGAGGGTTACACCTTTTATTAGATTCTTTTGAAAGATTAAATCGTGATGATGTTGAACTGGATGTTTATTCGTCAAATGTAATATATGGAAAGGCATTTGAAGAGATGACCAAAGGTATGTACGATCAACTTTTTGCTCGTGCCAAGAAAATGAAGAATGTTAATTACATGGGTTATGCATCAAATGCTGGTATCCGAAGAGCGTTACAAAACGCACATATATACACATATCCAAGTATTTTTGAAGAGACTAGTTGCCTTTCTGCAATGGAAGCAGGTGCAGCAGGATGCAAAATGTTGGTCACAAATTATGGTGCATTATATGAAACTTGTTCTGATTGGGCAACATTTGTAACATACACAAGTGATTATGATTTTTTGATTGAAAGTTACACAAAAGAGTTGAATAGAACAATAGATTCATATAAACATGATGATATTTTTTATGAACGGCAATCAAATTATTTTAATGAATTTTATTCATGGGATAAAAGAATAGTTGAGTGGAAAAGATTTTTAAGTGGACTATAAAATGCAACAACGTAAAAGAAAAGTTTTAATAGGATCACCATCCTATGATGGAAGAATTGACGTTTGGTATACAAACAGTCTAATCAATTCTATAAAATATTCTTATGATAATAATTTAAATATTGATTTGATACCAATGTGGGTGAGTTTTGATGCGTTAATTCAAAGGTCAAGAAACGATACTGTTTACATTGCATTAGAACAACAATGTGACGATTTGTTTTGGATTGATACTGATATTGAATGGCAACCAGAATGGTTATTTAAATTACTTGATTATGATGTTGATGTTGTTGGTGGAACATATCCAAAGAAAGGTGATATTTTTGAAATGTATGTTGGTAGTTTTGGCAATATGAATCCAGGACCTTTTGGTCTAAAAGAAGTTGATGGTTTAGGTACAGGATTTTTAAGGTTTAGTAGAAAGGCCTGTCAATGGTTATGGGATAATAGTGAAAGATACTTGGAGACTCCAGAAACACCAGGAGAAAAATTAAAAGATAGAAGATGGATTTTTGATGTTTGTGTTAAAGATGGAAGTATGGTGAGTGAGGATATTGCAGTATGCAGGAAGTTAAGAGAAGAAGGAAATTTTAAAATTTATCTAGATACAAAAGTTACTTGCAATCATGTTGGAGGTAAAAAATATAAAGGTGATTTTGAAAAATGGTATGCAAAAAATAAATCTTTCACCAAAGAAAAAAAAGGTTTAAATTATTTGGAACAATATAAAAAATTTTACTAAGGAGTATGATATGAAAAACAATAGAAAAGTGCCACAACAAGTTGAAGAAACAACTGAGGTGCCTGAACAAACTCAACCACAAATTAAAAATATTTTCATTTTAACATATTCAAAAGAAAATAATTTAAGTCAGGTATATGTTAATAGTTTAGCTACTACTATCAGAATGGCTGCATTTAATAACATTAGAGTTTTTCCTGTAGTAATAGGCCAGATAGATAATCCAATGATGGCAAAAAATGAACTGTTAAATATGATACAGTCTGAAGATTATATTTCTGCCGTTTTTGTAAATCCAGATTTGGCCTGGGATCCAGTATCTTTACTGGAGATTTGTTTAAACGAAGAAGATGCAATTGCACTTCCAGTTGTGAAGAAATTATTTAATAATGTGGTGTTTGATTTAGATATTGATATGGAAAATATCAATAAGAATGATGAAGGACTTATTGAAGTCCGTTATGCAAGCACAGGTATGTTGAAATTGAGCAAAACTCTTGTTGATGCATTATTGGATAGTTCGATATCAATTACAAACAATACCGGAAATGAAATAAAAAATGTCTTTGAATGTGAAATCAAAGACGGTAAATTCTTCAACGAAAGTATCGTACTATGCAACAAAATTAAAGAAATGGGTTATACAGTTTGGTTAAGTCCAAAAACCACTTGCGGTCAGGTTGCTGATAATATGTACGCGGTTGATTTTGCCGAAGCGTTTCAAAATCAAACATCAGTACCACAATCAAATGAAGTAGAAGATGTTGAAGTAAAAGAAGATACTGATGATATTAAAGATTTATATTCATAAGGAGTAAATTATGGCACAGAAAATTTTAATTATGGGTCTTCCAGGTTCAGGCAAAACATTTCTAGCAAAAGCACTTAAAACTTATCTAGAAACAAATAGTTCACTTGAAACAATGCCGTTGTATCGTGCAACGACAATGGAACTATTGCCAACGCAGTACAAATCAAAAGTTGACTGGTTTAATGCCGATGATATTCGTCAAAAATATAATGACTGGGATTTCAGTAAAGAAGGACGCATTAGGCAAAGTATTAGAATGGCAAGGTTTGCACTAGAATGTACTGGCGATTTTGTCATTTGCGACTTTGTTGCACCGTTAGTTGAAATGCGTAATAACTTTAAGGCAGACTGGACAATTTGGGTAGACACAATTGATGCGGGTAGATACGAAGATACAAACAAAGCATTTGTTCCACCAGAAGTATATGACTTTAGAATCACAGAACAAAACTGTGAAAAGTGGGCAGAGTTTATTGGATATCACATTTTGTACAACAAACGCAGACCAACATTTGATTGGAAAAAAGAAACTGTGCAGATGTTAGGACGTTGGCAACCGTGGCATGAGGGTCATCGTGCATTATTCGACCGATTAATTGCTCGCACAGGTCAAGTTGTTATTCAAATTCGTGATTGTCAAGGATGGCAAGGAAGTAATCCTTTTGCAATTGACCAAGTAAAATCACTTATTAAACGTGACTTAGATCCATTATATCAAGGGCAATATGAAATTCAAGTTGTACCAAACATTGTTCATATTGGTTGGGGGCGATCAGTTGGTTATACATCAGGTGAAGAAAAGTTTGATGAATCGATTACAACTATTTCTGCAACTAAAATTAGAGAAGGGCTTGGCCTAAATGAACAAGTATCATATAAGATTTAACACTAAACATAATGGTTCCAATTTAGTTTGGAGAATTTTTGAAAACGGTGTTGAACATTTGGCCACAGATGTGAGACTGATAGGAGAAACTTTTACAGAATGTACACACGAATACGGTGAAACAAAGTGGAATATAGCATGTCATGGTAGATTAATATGGGTGGATCAAGTGGCTATAATAGTTACTGAAAAAGATTAATAATAAATAAACGATTTTCAAAAACATAAATATAGGTATATTTTTAAAAGGAGATTTAAAATGACTGTATTATCTAAAAAAGTTGTGGTTGTACCTGCTGTTGCTGCACTAGAAGTCGAATCTTTTGATTTGGTTGACGTACAGGAAAACTATGGTTACGGTAGTGAAGATGGAGGAGGAAATCAAGGACGAGGACAACGCAATTCAGTTCAAGCATTGATTGTTTTTCCTACTAGTCCTCCAACATACCGCAACATCAATGCTTGGACTGGTGATGAATACCTTGCAGTTCGCGGTACATGGACAGATGAAACATTGAAAGAAAAAATTAAACAAATCTTAGAATCCGAGTAAACAATATAGGAAACTCCAGTTATGTCGAACCCGACCTCAAGGTCCCAATTTAAGGACTATTGTCTACGCAGACTTGGGTTTCCTGTCATTGAAATTAATGTCGATGATGATCAAATAGAAGATCGTATCGATGATGCATTACAATATTGGCAAGATTATCATTTTGATGGGTTACAAAAAGTCTATTACATTAAAGCGATAAGTCAAACAGATGTTAATAACAAATATTTAGATTTGACTCAGGCAAGAGATAGAGCCAATAATACTTTAGATATTGTTGGTGTGACTAGGATATTTCCTGTCACAGATTCGCAAGCATCTATAAGTATGTTTGATCTAAGATATCAGTTGCGCCTAAACGAATTATACGACTTCACTTCTGCATCATATATTAATTATACTATGACGATGCAACATTTAAGGTCTTTAGAAATATTGTTTTCAGGTGAAGTACCAATTCGTTTTCAAAGACATATGCAAAGACTCTATATTGATTGGGCATGGGGTAATTATGAGGCACCAGTCGGAACAGTTGTCATTGCAGAGTGTTATGCGGCCATCGATCCTGCATCATACTCAAAGGTATGGAATGATCGTTGGTTAAAAGAATATGCAACTGCATTAATCAAAAGAACTTGGGGAAATAATATGAAAAAGTTCTCAGGTCTACAATTGCCTGGTGGTGTAACACTCAATGGAGATAAAGTTTTTCAAGAGGCAACGGAAGAAATTACAAAACTTGAAGAACAAATGCAAACTAATTATGGTGCACCGTTAGAATTTTTCTTAAATTAAAATGGCAACATCAGTATACTTTAATAATTATGGTTCCCATGCAGAACAAAGGGTAATTGAAGATTTAATTGTAGAATCCATTAAGATAATGGGTTTTGATGCATTTTATTTGCCAAATGATAATGATGTTGCAAGAGATTTGTTGTTTGGTGAAGACCCAACAAAAAAATTTAGGTCAGCATTTCCATTAGAATTATACTTATCTAATTCCACAGAATACATGGGTGAGAAAGAATTTTTCTCTAAATTTGGTTTAGAAATTAAAAACAATGTTAATGTAATACTTTCAAAGAGATCATTCTCTCAAAGAGTACAACAGAATAGTTTCACTAGACCAAGAGAAGGAGACTTGATTTATATACCGTTTTTAAATGGAACTGGCGAGATATATGAGATTAAATTTACGAACCAAACAAAAGATTTCTTTATGTTGGGAAGAAAAGTACCATATTTCTACGAATTGGAACTGGAGAAATTCAAGTATTCACAAGAAGTTATCGAAACTGGTGTGGATTCAATCGATGATATTGTACTTGATTCTGGATACACAATTAATTTGAACTTGTTACCCGAAACAAAAGTTGTATACACCAGTTTGGAATGGACTTCTGGTCTCTTCGACGTTAATAAATTGGTGTTTGACGCTACGGGCTCTGGATTTATAAACAGTTTGGATAATTTATCTGTAGGTGATACAGTAGAATTTGTAATATCTGCATATAGTTCATCTGCTGTCAGAGCAATAGTAACAAATATTGAAAATGTTGGATCCACCGATTATGTATTGTTGTTAGATATAACAATAGCAGGAGTTTTTGCCGTTTCTGAAATTACAATTTACCCAAGTATTCCAAATACAACTACAACTGCTGGATCAGGTTCATTTATATTAAGAGAAACTGTATATCAATCTTTGGATGGAACATCTGCAAATTCTTATTGTTACGCAACATTACAATACTGGAATTCTGCCAATTCACAAATTTCGATAACAAATATAAACGGTGAATTTGCAACGAATAACTATGTATACGGCGAAACGAGCGGCGCTTATCGTTATGTTACAGATTATGATGCGATGGAAACCGCACCAAAAAATGAAAACTTTGACAATAAATTTATCGAAGATGCTGCCAATCAGATCATCAACACTTCAGAAATCAATCCTTTTGGTGATATTTAATGGCAAATGTAACCTATAATAGAATCATAAGGAAAATAACATTAGCCTTTGGTGATTTGTTTAACAACATCACTATGGTTAGATATAACTTAGATGAAACTGAACAAGAAAGGTTAATAGTACCGATAACATATGGCACAAAAGAACTCTATGTTTCTCGTTTAGAAGGCGATCCAGATTTAGACAAACAAGTTCAGGTCACTTTACCAAGATTCTCATATATTTTAAACGATATTTCATATGATTCTTCTAGAAAATTAAACACAAATGTTCGTACATTTGCAAGAACAAATGGTGGCGGTACACAATACAGTTCTCAATATAATCCAGTACCGTATGATTTAGATTATACGTTATATCTATATGTTAGAAATATAGAAGATGGTGCGCAATTAGTTGAACATATTTTACCATATTTTACACCAGATTATACGATTAGAGTTGACTTGATAGAAGAAATGGGTATAACAAAAGAAATTCCTCTTATATTAAAAACTGTCAGTAACGATATTGTCTATGAAGGAAACAGAGATTCGGAAACAAGATACGTTGTATGGACGTTAAATTTTACCGCGAAAGCATACATATATGGCAAGTCTGCTGGTAATGTTGGACTCATTAGAAATTCTATTGCAAATATCTATGACTATTATAGTCAGACTAAATTGGTCAAGATTCATGTTACACCAACACCCACAGATGGTGCAGGTAATACATATGCAAATACAATAACAACTATGGAATTTCCAAATATTGTAGAAGGTCTAAATGTGCCTACAAACTTTGACGGTGACGCATTGGTGCAGGTTGGCGTAGACGATTTAAATTCATTAGAACAATACAATACAGATTTAAACTAAAGGATAGTTCAAATGTCTAGAACATTACAATTTAAAAGATACGCAAATACAGCTGTTGCAAATACAACAGGCGCCAGTGGTGAATTAATAATTGATACTACAAACAAAACGATTACTGTACATGATGGTACAACTGCTGGCGGTAGCAGAATAGCAACAGAAATTTATGTGGCGCAACAAATTAATTCAAACTATTCGATTGACGGTCAAATTTTTGACAAAGCAAATACAGCAAATGTATTAGCACAATCCGCGTTTAATCAAGCAAATACTGCAAATGTATTAGCACAGTCTGCTTTTAATACTGCAAATACAGCCAATGCATCAATTCAACCTGCTTTTAATCAAGCAAATACGGCTAACGTATTGGCACAGTCTGCTTTCAATACCGCAAATACAGCGAATGCATCAATTCAACCTGCTTTTAATCAAGCAAATACGGCTAACGTATTGGCACGATCCGCATTTGATAGAGGTAATACGGCTAACGTATTGGCACAATCTGCTTTTAATACTGCAAATACTGCGTCTTCGAATACCATTTATTTGCAAGGTGGTTTAAATACTGCTAATTCAAATACTGCATATCTTCAAGGTGCTCTAAACACAGCAAATACAAATATAAATGCTGCATCACAAACCGTTCCACAAAATGCACAAACTACAAATTATACTTTAGTTAATTCTGATGCAGGTAAACATTTATATTATACCCAATCAGCAAACGTAAATTTATATATTCCTTGGTCATCGAATGCATCGTTTGCAAACGGTACAACAATTATGGTTGTATCAAGAACAACATCAAGTGCAAACGTGACTGTTACACCAAACACTGGCGTTACAATGTATCTTGCTGGCAACACAACGTCAGCATCACGAAACGTGACAACATATGGTATGGCCACACTTATTCAAGTCGCAGCAAACACATGGTTTATTAATGGTACAGGAGTTGCATAATGAGTGGTATGATGGCTGTAATTGCCAGTAATGTGAGGGCGCCAGTAGTGTCTGTCACTGCTGGTCCATCTCTAGTATTAGATTTAGATGCGGCTAACTTTGTAGCTCTTCCTAGTGTTGGTGGTAGTTTTAATTTAAATGGTACTAGTCAGTATCTCTCAATCGCATCGAGTTCTGCGTTTGCTTTTGGCACTGCCGATTATACAATAGAAGGCTGGTTCTATACAACCAGTAATAGTGGAAGACTGTGGTATTTTGGTACTAACACCGATAATGTGGACCTTAATGGTAATGGTGGTATTTTTTACTGGAACGGAAGTCAATATCAAAGTGCTACTAATACAGTAATAAACTTAAATACTTGGCAACATATAGCATTAGTGAGATCAAGTGGAACCATAACGCTATATGTAGATGGTGTTTCTGTAATGTCTCAAAGCGGAATTGGATATGATAGTTCATCTAATAGAACACTTGAAATTGGATACAGTTCAGCACAAGGTAATAATTATTTCAATGGTCGTATAAGTAACTTTAGAATAGTGAAAGGAACAGCAGTTTATACTGCAAACTTTACTCCAGCAACACAACCACTTTACCCAATTACAAATACAGTATTGTTAATACGACCGCAAGATAGTGGAACATTGTTAACTGATTACAGTGCTGCACCACTTACTGTTACAAATAATGGTACTGTAACATATAATGCGGCGACACCATTTACTACTATAACAGATGCCACAGGTGCTTATACCATTACAGTGGCCAATGCTGGTGCCAGCATGTCTTGGCAATCTGCCAACGGCGGTGTGTTTAGAAAAAGCACCAGCTCTGGTACAGACTACATCTATGGTGGTCCAAACTATGTCACTGGACAAAGTTATTCAGTCTTCATGGCCTACAAACTATCTGTAACTTCTTCTGGCAGATTGTTAAATACGCAAAGTGAATCGACTAAAGATTGGTTAATGGGTGCATATAATGGTAATCCAAATACTTTTTATCCAAACTATACAGTCAATTTACCATCCACTGGCGCAGATAATATTTGGCACTTAGATGTTGCAACTTGGGATGACACGACAAAAAATGGTAAATTATACATAGCAACAAGCAGTCCATCGGGCGGTGCTGCATTTTCTACTATAAGTTCTTCAGGTGGTGGATTTAATCAATTAAGACTATTCAGTCGCGCAGCAGGAACTGAAGTTCAATCCGCAGATATAGGATTTGTTAAAGTATATAATGGTGTCTTATCTCTTACCGATATTCAATCATTACACGCTACATATAAAGCAAGATTTGGTTACTAAGTTATGTCTAAATTTGAAAAATCTATGGAAGAAGTTTTTGATTTAGTTCCAGTTAAGGAACCAAACAGAGAAAAACTTCCTACAGTATCGACTAGATACAATGAACCTGATTTGAAACAAGATTTGACTGATGCATATCAACAGTCAAAAGAAAACTTACAAGGTATTATAGACCAGGGTCAAGAGGCGATGGAAGAAATACTAGAGATTGCAAAACAATCTCAACATCCACGAGCATTTGAAGTTTTTGGTGGGATTCTAAAAAACGTAGTCGATGCAAATAAAGAATTATTAACAATCCAAAAACAGATGCGTGAAATGGATGGCAAGAAAGAAACAAATAATACAACTATAGATAAGGCAATATTTGTTGGTTCTACGGCAGAATTAAGTAAATTGTTAAAAGGCAATAATGAAAGACAACTATCGTGATAATCCACTACTCAAGAGAGTTGGCGTTGATATACAGTACACGGAAGAACAGGTACAAGAGTATATAAAGTGTGCTAAAGATCCAATTTATTTTGCAAAGTATATAAAAATTATTACTCTAGATGAAGGTTTAGTACCATTTAAATTGTATGATTTTCAGGAAGAAATGGTCAAAATCTTTCATGAAAATAGATTTGTTATTACGAAATGTCCGCGTCAGGTTGGTAAAACTACCACAACAGTTGCATATCTACTATGGGTATCTTTGTTTCAAGATTCACAAAACATTGCAATTCTCGCCAATCGAGGACAAACAGCAAGAGACATTTTAAGTAAATATCAACTTGCATATGAAAACTTACCTCAATGGTTGCAACAAGGTGTCATCACCTGGAACAAGAGTTATGTCGAACTGGAGAATGGGTCAAAGATCGTTGCATCGTCGACCTCCTCGTCTGCGGCACGGTCAGGATCGTTTAATATCGTGTTTCTAGATGAGTTTGCATTCGTGCCAGGTAATATCGCCAATGAGTTTTTTACGTCTGTTTACCCTGTTATTACTGCTGGTACAAAAACAAAAATCATTATTGTTTCCACTCCTAACGGTATGAATCTGTTCTATAAGATATGGACAGATGCCGTTAACAAGAGAAACAATTATATTCCATTTGAAATTCACTGGTCTATGGTACCAGGAAGAGATGAAAAATGGAAAGAAGAAACAATAAAAAATACATCGGAACATCAGTTTAGACAAGAGTTTGAAACTGAATTCTTAGGATCCACAAACACATTAATTTCAGGCACAAAACTACAGCAATTGGTATATCAACAACCGATTGCGCAACATGATAATATTTTAATATATGAACATCCAATTAAAGGTGATGATGATAAGAAAAAAGACCATCTATACGCAATTATTGTGGATGTGTCTGAAGGCAGAAATATGGACTCATCTGTATTTTGCGTGATTGATATATCGACAACACCATACAAACAAGTTGCAGTTTATAAAAATGCTGCGATTTCACCAATATTATTTCCAACAGTCATTTATAATGCGGCAAAGTATTACAATGATGCGTATATTTTGGTAGAAATAAATAACAACCCACAAGTGGCAGATGTTATACATCAAGATTTAGAATACGAAAACCTTTTAAAAGTATTTACTGGCAACAAAAAACCACAACAACTTTCTTCTGGTTTTGGTAGAGGTGTACAAATGGGTCTTAAAATGTCACCTGCCGTTAAGAGAATCGGTTGTTCCAATCTAAAAACTTTAATTGAAGGCAACAAATTAGTGGTACAAGATTTCGATACAATTTCGGAACTAACAACATTTGTTGCAAATAAAACATCTTTTGCAGCAGAAGAAGGTGCAAATGATGACCTTGCAATGGCACTAGTTATTTTTGCATGGGCAACTACACAAAAATATTTTAGAGAAATTGTGAACCATGATATTAGAAAACAACTTCAATTAGAAAATATGAATCAACATGATGAAGATGTTTTACCTGCACCAATTATAGAAACTGGTCTTGAAAGTCCTTTTGAATTAATGGGTGGAGATTTGTGGGAACTTGCAGATGGCGGACCCACTTATGATAGTTATATAAGAGACTTTCATAAAAATCTCTAAACACTCGTATTCATAAATATCAATATGATTAAATGATTGATTGAACAAATAAATAGAAAAATAATTTAAGGAGACAAAAATGGCATTTTCAATATCTCCAGGAGTAACAGTTTCAGAAGTTGATTTGACAACAGTCATTCCTTCAGTACTTACTACTGCCGGTGCTTTTGCTGGAGCATTCAATTGGGGACCAGCGAATAAAAGAATTCAAATCAGTTCGGAATCACAATTATTTTCCATATTCACGAAACCTGATTCCAATACATACATTTCTTATTATACAGCTGCCAGTTTCTTGGCATACGGAAATAATTTAAGAGTAGTGCGAACTGTTGGAGCAAATTCGTTTAATGCTGATGCCAATGCATCTTATAATATTACTGTTAAAAATGAAGATGATTTCCAGTATTCTTATCTTTCTGGAAATAATGCAAACGTCGCAGGTCCATTCATTGCGCGTTATCCTGGTGTACTAGGCAATTCATTAACTGTTGGTGTATTAGATTCATGCCCAACAGCCAATTTTACTGGTTGGCAGGTCAATAGCATTAATGTTTCTTCGTATTTTGCAGGCGCGCCAGGAACTTCAGCACAAGCAAATACGGCTGGCTCAGCTAATGATGAATTGCACGTTATTGTTTTAGATACCAATGGATTGTTTACTGGTGTTAAAAATCAAGTCTTAGAAGTATTCCCTTATTTGTCAAAGGCGAGTGACGCAAAAGACCCATTAGGCAATTCAAATTATTACAAGAATTATATTTTCAATAATTCAAAATATATCTATGCAATGGATCCAATCAGTTATGCGACAACTAATTCGACATGGGGTTTACCATTCTTAAATGGCGCTACATTTGCAACTGTTGGAACAGGAACCACAGTTCAATTGTCTGGTGGTGCCGATGATATGCCAAGCACTTCTAACTTACAAATATCATATGACTTATATAAAAATGCCGATGAAGTAGACATTTCATTAATTATCACTGGCGACGCAAATACAACTTTACAAGGATATGTTAGAGATATTGCGGAAAGTAGGAAAGATTGTATCGCATTCATTTCTCCACCTTCTTCTAATGTTGTCAACCAAGCAGGAAATGAAACAACTAAATTGACAACATGGGCTTCAAGCATAACAACATCTACATATGTTGTTGCCGATTGTGGTTGGAAATACATGTTTGACAAATACAACAATGTTTATCGTTGGATTCCATTAAACGGTGACATTGCCGGACTCTGTGTCAATACAGATAGTGTTAGAGATCCATGGTTCTCACCTGCTGGTTTTAATCGTGGCGCACTAAAGAATGTTGTTAAGTTGGCATGGAATCCTACAAAAGCACAAAGAGATACGATTTATCCTTTAGGTATTAATCCAGTTGGAACTTTCCCTGGACAAGGTACTGTATTGTTTGGCGACAAAACTTTTACAACAAAGCCTTCTGCTTTTGACAGAATTAATGTTCGTAGATTGTTTATCGTATTAGAAAAAACTATTGCACAAGCATCTAAATATTCATTATTTGAATTTAATGATGAATTTACTCGCTCTCAATTTGTTGCGTTAGTCACACCTTTCTTGCGTGATGTACAAGGTCGTAGAGGCATTTATGACTTCCGTGTTGTTTGTGATACAACAAATAATACACCTCAAGTTATAGATTCTAATCAGTTTGTCGGAGACATTTATGTGAAGCCTGCCCGTTCAATTAATTTTATTCAATTGAACTTTGTTGCTGTGAGAACTGGTGTTAACTTTAGTGAGATTGTTGGACAGTTCTAATAAATAAAACAATAAAGGAGATTTAATAATGGCATTCAACGTAGCCGAATTTAGAGCAAATATGATAGGGGACGGTGCCCGTCCCAATCTATTTTCAGTATCACTTTCATTTCCAGTTATTGCAACAAACGGAGTTGCTTCTGGCCAGAAACTAACATTTATGGCCAGAGCAGCACAATTGCCAGGTTCTACAATTGGACAAGTTCCAGTTTATTACTTTGGTCGAGAAGTAAAGTTTGCAGGTAACAGAACATTTGCTGATTGGACAATACAGATTATCAATGACGAAGATTTCACAATTAGAAATTCTATGGAATCTTGGATGAATGCCATCAATAGTCATAGAGGTAATATTCGTAATACAAACGCGAAATCGCCTGTATCGTATACATCAGATGCAAAGGTCACGCAATTTGGAAAAACAGGTGACACATTAAAAGAGTATAACTTTATTGGAATGTTCCCAACAGATGTTGCACCAATTGATTTAGATTGGAGCAGCAATGATTCTATTGAAGAATATCAGGTAACATTTGCTTACCAATGGTGGGAATCAGTTCCAACAACCACCTAAATATTTTGTGGTTCTAATTGTGAATAAGGTAATATAATGGCAAATAAATTTAGTCTTTTTGGTTTTACCATAAGCAAAGATGAAGCTGAGCAAAAAAATGCTCAGCCATCTTTCACGCCACCTAATAATGATGACGGTGCATTAACTATAAGTTCCGCAGCATATTATGGAACATATGTTGACTTAGACGGTACTGCAAAAAATGAAGTAGAATTAATTTCAAGATATCGTGAAATGGCGATGCAACCTGAAATTGAATCAGCAATCGATGATATTGTTAATGAAGCAATATCACAAGATGATGACGGAACAATTATCAAAATTGTTTTAGATAATCTTAAACAACCAGAAAAAATCAAAAATGCCATCAAGGCAGAATTTCACACGCTATTAAAATTGTTAAATTACAACAATATGGCGGCCGATATTTTTAGACGATATTATATTGATGGTAGATTGTATTATCATATCTTAATAGACCGTGAAAATCCAACGCAAGGCATAAAAGAACTGCGTTATATTGATCCAAGAAAACTGCGTAAAGTCAGAGAAATCAAAAAGAGAAAAGATGAACGAACTGGTGCAGAAGTGATGGATACTGTAAATGAGTATTATCTTTTTAATGACAAACTTGTTTCCACATCTTCTTCTAATTTTGGTCCTGTTGGTGTCAGAATCACTACAGATTCTATCATTTCTGTTGTTTCTGGTCTTATGGATTCTCGGCGTTCAGTTGTTTTATCTTATCTACACAAAGCAATCAAACCTTTAAATCAGTTGCGTATGATTGAAGATGCGACTGTTATCTATCGTATCTCAAGAGCACCAGAAAGAAGAATTTTCTATATTGACGTTGGCAATTTACCAAAATTAAAAGCAGAACAATATATGCGTGACATTATGGTCAAGTATAAAAATAAACTTGTCTATGATGCAAACACAGGTGAAGTCCGAGATGATCGTAAATTCTTATCAATGATGGAAGATTTTTGGTTGCCTCGCCGTGAAGGTGGCAAAGGCACAGAAATTAGCACATTGCCAGGTGGCCAAAACCTAGGCGAACTAGAAGATGTTAAGTATTTTGAAAAAAAACTTTATAAATCTTTGTGTGTTCCAATTTCTAGACTAGATCCAAATAGTGCAGGGTTTTCATTCAATCGTGTTTCTGAAGTCACAAGAGATGAATTAAAATTTTCTAAATTTGTCGAAAGAATGCGTAACAAATTCTCTGATTTATTTGACCAGACATTAAGAGTGCAATGCGTTCTAAAAGGTATTTGCACAGAAGAAGAATGGACAGATTTCAAAGAATACATTTATTTTGATTTTATTAGAGATAATAATTTTACTGAAATGAGAGAAGCAGAGTTGATGAAAGAAAGATTAACATTATTGCAACAAATTGACAATTATACAGGACGTTATTTTTCACAATCTTGGATACAAAGACATGTATTGAGACTAACTGATGATGAAATACAAATAATGCAACAAGAAATGGATGAAGAAAAATCATTAGGTTTAGGGTTGCCAGTTGATGTTACAAATAATGTAGCGCAACAACAAATGATGAATATGACACAACAAGAGATGCCGCCTGTGCCTCCACAAGCGCCACAACAATAATATATTATAAATATTTAAACTGGAGAAAATTATGTCTGATACAAGAAATATTATTGATTATGCATATGAAGATAATGGTGTAGAATTTCGAAATGCACTTTACTCTGCAATACATGATAGAGTTTCTGCACATATCGAAACAAAAAAACAAGAATTGGCACAAACTTTGATTGGCGTAAACCAACCAGAAACAGAAGAATCTGAGGAATAAAAAATGGCAATTGCAAATAGTTCACAAATATTAATTGATACAAATAAAAGAACTGTAATCAAAAGGGTTGGCATATTGGATTCAGACGAAACGTCTACAGTTTGGATCGACCCAAGAGCTCTTGCATTTGCATTAAATGCAAACAATCAACCATATCAAGCAGGCAATACGACTGCGCCAGAATTTGCAAATTCAGCATTTACTATTTCTAGAGTTATTGCTTCTGTTGATGACACCGTAGGACATTTACAATTAATTTGGCAAGGAACAAGTTCCGATAGAACAGCATTTGCATTTGGGGTTGGTTCTATAGACACAAATCCACAATATCAATTGCCAGTAATTACAAATAGTGCAGTTGGACCAACAGGCAATTTATTAATTAAAACAGTTGGAACAACAGCAAATGCTGCATATACAATAATCGTTGAGTTACACAAAGACAATCGTTTCTATGATGCTGGTTGGGGAAGAGATCCTGCTGCATTTAATTATGGTCCATATGCAGTAAAACCATAAGAGATATTCATGAAGTTAATTAAAGAAATCTTTGAAGAAGTAGAATACATAACCGAAGAAACTGACGGTAAGAAATCTATGTACATTTCTGGACCTTTTCTTGTGTCTGAACAAAAGAACAAGAACGGAAGAATGTACAAATATGATACTTTAAAAAAAGAAGTTAATAGATATACAGAAGAATATATTAGAAAGAATCGTGCTTTTGGAGAATTAGGTCATCCAGAAACACCAACAATTAATCTAGACCGCGTTTCACATATGATAGTTAGTCTATCAGAAAATGGAACTAATTGGGTAGGTAAAGCAAAAATTCTTGACACACCAATGGGCAACATTGCTAGAAATCTTATTGAAGGCGGTGCGCAACTTGGAGTGTCATCAAGGGGTATGGGGTCACTAAAAAATGTTAACGGTGTCAATATCGTTCAAGGTGATTTCCATTTAGCCACAGCGGCAGACATTGTAGCAGACCCTTCTGCGCCAGGTGCATTTGTACATGGTATCATGGAAGGAAAAGAATGGATGTTAGTAGATGGCGTATGGACTGAAATAGATCACGTTGAAGCAATACAAGAAATTCGTAAAGCTTCTAAACATGAAATAGAACAAGTAAGTTTACGCATTTTTGAAAACTTCATAAAAAAACTTTAATTATAAATATACAATACAAGAAACAAGGAGTTCTTCAAAATGGGAAAATTTAATCTATCAGAAGCCGCTAAAGAAGTTCTTGATGCATCTGTTGCATCGAAACGTGGCGGACAAGATAAACCAGCAAGATTACAAGCATCTGTTGCCTATGGCACAAAAGATGTTGGCAAGATTGGCGAGGATCCTGTGGACAATAACGCAGAAGCATTGCCTAATTATATTAAAGGTGTTCCTTCTGCCACACCTCCCGGTGCCACACCTCCTGTAGGTCAGCAGCCTAGACCACAATTATCACCACAACCCCAGCAATCTGCGGGTCGTAGTGATTTAGTTAATCCAGTTCAAGCATCTGCAAACGATTATGCATCTCTTAGAGACAGAGTTAAGGCAAAGTTAGCACCACAGACTTTCCAAGCAAATCCAGGTGCCACATTTCAATCTTACGGCGAAGAAACTGAAGTAGAAGATGAAGACGTTATTGAAGAAGCCGAAAAAGAAGAAGGTGGTCACGAAGATGCCGCACAAGATAAGAAAATGATGAAAGCTATGATGAAGAAAAAAATGAAAGAAGATATGGATGCCTTAATGCAAGGTGAAAATCTTTCTGAAGAATTTGTATCTAAGGCCACAACAATTTTTGAAGCAGCAGTTAATGCTCGCGCAGAAGAAGTTATTTCTGAAGTAGAAGATGCGTTGCTTGAAGAATTCCAAGTTGCAGTAGAAAATATTAAAGAAGAAATGGCAGAAAAAGTTGACTCGTATCTCAACTATATGGTTGAAGAGTGGGTTAAAGAAAACGAACTTGCCATTGAAAAAGGACTTCGTGCTGAAATCGTTGAAGAGTTTATCGAAGGGTTGCGTGACTTATTTGTCGAACATTATATTGACATTCCAAAAGAAAAAGTTGATATCGTTGACGAATTAGCAGAACACGTTAATGCACTTGAAGAAGCACTCAACGAAGAAATCAATCGTGGTGTTCAATTGATGCGCGAATTGAATGAACACAAAAAGCATGAAGCAATTTATGAAGCATGTGAGGGATTATCGCAGACGCAAGTAGAAAAATTAAAGACACTCACAGAGGGTGTTGAATTCACTACTGAAGAAGAATTTGCAGAGAAAGTTGGTACATTGAAAGAAGCCTATTTCAAGTCAGACGTTAAAGTTGCAAGCAATTCTGCATTAGACGATGAACTTCTTGTTGAAGATGAAGAAGTCAAACCTGTAAGGTATGAGGACCCTTCGATGGAAGTTTATGCAAAAACAATTTCAAAAACTGTTATTAAATAACATCTATTTCAAATTAGGAGACTAAAATGTATTTAACTGAAGAGTTACAAAAGAAATGGGCACCTGTTCTGGAACATCCAGAACTTGAAGCCATTAAGGATCCATACAAGCGTGCTGTTACAGCTCTTGTTTTGGAGAATCAACAACAAGCTATGCGTCAAGATGCTCAGGCACTTAACGAAGCACCTAGCGTTCCTGGTCCATCTAACGTCACTGGTGGTGTTTCGAACTTTGATCCAATCTTAATCAGTTTGGTTCGCCGTGCATTGCCTAACTTGATTGCTTATGACGTTGCTGGCGTTCAGCCAATGACAGGTCCTACAGGTCTTATCTTCGCAATGCGCGCTAGATACGACAACCAGGCAGGTACAGAAGCATTCTACAACGAGGCAAACACAGTATTCTCTGGTAAAGGTAGTGGAATTTATGGCGGTTCGTTAGATACTGCAAATAACTTCTCTAATACCACAACCAACGGTACAACAACAGGTACAGGATTACCAACAGTTAATGCTGAATTCTTAGGCGCAACTGACTATGGTACTGGCGCAAACGTGTTCCAACAGATGGCATTCTCTATTGAGAAAGTTACTGTTACTGCACAATCGCGTGCTCTTAAAGCTGAATACTCGTTAGAACTCGCACAAGACTTGAAAGCAATTCACGGTCTTGATGCTGAGACAGAATTGTCGAATATTCTTTCTACAGAGATTCTTGCTGAAATCAACCGTGAAGTTATTCGTACAATCTATAACAACGCTGTTGTTGGTGCTCAGTACGGTACTGTTACTGCTGGTCTTTTTGACTTAGACACAGACTCGAACGGTCGTTGGTCAGTTGAGCGTTTCAAAGGGTTGATCTTCCAAATCGAGCGTGATGCAAACGTCATTGCAAAACAGACTCGTCGCGGTAAAGGTAATGTGTTGATTGTTTCTTCTGACGTTGCTTCTGCAATGGCAATGGCTGGAGTTCTTCAGTACACACCTGCACTTTCGGCGGATCTTCAAGTTGATGACACAGGCAATACCTTCTGCGGTTTATTGCATGGACGCATCAAAGTGTATATCGACCCATACTTCGGCGGTTATGTCAGCAATCAAGAACTTGTCACAGTTGGTTATAAAGGTTCTTCGCCTTATGACGCTGGATTGTTCTATTGCCCATACGTTCCTTTACAAATGGTTCGTGCAGTTGACCAGTTCACATTCCAACCAAAAATTGGATTCAAGACTCGTTACGGCATGGTCTCTAATCCATTTGCACAAGGACTTGGCGCCGGTAGCGGTGCATTGACTGCTCGTTCAAATGTTTATTATCGCCTCTTTGGTGTTAGAAACTTAATGTAATTTGATGAAATCACCATAGAGTGATATTAAAGAGGAGCAGAAATGTTCCTCTTTTTTTGTTCTTTAGTTGTATTACATTTTGATTAAAGTAATTTTTTAAAAGGAGTAAGTACCATGGCACATACAGTAACGGTATCTATCGTAACAGAACAGCGTGAGTTTGAAAGCAATGTTGTTTCTGGCGGAATTCGGGTTAGTCTAGGTTATTCTCGCGTTCAATACTTATCAGCTGCACCATACGATGTAGTTTTCGCTAATGTTGAAGCTGGTGATTATGTTATCAATGTAGCAGCAGTTGATAATAATGGATTAGTTTTAGGAGAAGCGATCACAGGATCGGTTTCAATTGCAGCAGATGTTGCAGAACCAGAAGTTAAAGAGGTTGTTTTACCGAATGTCATCATTGATGTACCAACTTCGTTGTCGGTTACAGTTTCGTAATAATGATTATTGAATTCGTTAAATGGTTTTTCAGTTGGTTTTTTCCTAAAAAAAATAAAATTGATATACCAGTTGCATTAAAAGTAAAATTTTAATTTAAGAGGATCTTTTGATCCTCTTTTTTGTAGTAAACTAAATACAAGTATGACAGTACTTACACGAACCCCGGAAACCACAGACTTACTACAACCCACAAAGTATCTATTAACTTTTGATAGAATACCTACGGTACAGTATTTTTGTCAAGAAGCAAACTTGCCAGACATTAGTATTGGACAAGCAGAATTTGCTACGCCCATTTTAAATTTAAATTTTCCGGGTACCAAAATTACATACAGTTCATTTGATATTACTTTTATTGTTGATGAAGCATTATCAGGTTGGAATGAATTGTATAAATGGTTTCGATCTATTGCTTCACCAGAATCGACAGATGAAAGAAAAGAACTATCAGAATTGCAAAAAATGTATGCGCAAAGAAATAGAAAATATAAATTTCAATCTGATGGTCATCTAACATTACTTACAAACCTTAATAATATCAATGTTAGAATACAATTTTTTAACATGTTTCCAACGTCTTTATCTGGCATATCTTTTGACACCAAACTGTCGGCAGAAGACGTTATAACCTGTAGGGCATCATTCACTTACGATTATTTCAATATAGAACCACTATAAATATTTCACCTTGACTATACATATATTATGGAAAATATCGAACAAATACTCAATCATTGGGAAAAAGATTCTGTTGTAGATTCGACAGAACCCGGAAAAGAACTTATCCGTATACCCATTTTACACAACAAATACCTTACAATTTTAATCAAACATAAATTGGCATCTAAAAAGGCCAACTTTGATTATCTTCGCATGAAAAAAGTAAAATGGGAATATTACAATGGAAAACTCTCAAGAGAAGAGTTAGAAGAACACGGGTGGGAACAATTCAAGTTTACACTAAAATCTGATATTACCACATATTTGGAATCAGATAATGATCTAATTCGTTTACTTGAAAAAAAAATCTATCATGAAGAAGTTATCACAATGATTGAATCTATCATGAAAGAATTGAATTCTAGAACTTATCAGTTAAAAGATTTCATTGCATGGGAAAAATTTATCAATGGCAACTAATCTGGTAATTTCAAAAAAAAATGAAGTATACTTAAAGATAGAATGTGAAAAACATATTTCACAAGAACTATCTGAATACTTTACCTTTTTTGTACCAGGGCATCAGTTTGTTCCTGCGTTTCGTAAGAAGATTTGGGATGGCAAAATTCGTTTATGGAACATGAGTTCTTCACAAATTTATTACGGTCTGATAAATTATGTTAAAGAATTCTGTGCAGAGAGAAATTACACATTCTCTTTTGATGATCCTAAACTAGAAACGGAAGATGAATTTAGTATATTCGAAGCACAGAAATTCGCACATAATGTGAATTTGCACTCTTCTAATGTACCAATAGAGATACGAGAACACCAGATTAATGCATTTGTACACGCAATGCAAAGTCGCCGTGCATTACTTTTGTCACCTACTGCGTCAGGCAAATCACTCATTATCTACCTATTGGTCAGACAGTTTCTATCTTTTCAAAATCTTAGAGGTTTGATTATTGTACCAACAACATCATTGGTCGAACAACTCTATTCAGACTTTGCAGATTATTCTTCTCATAATGGGTTTTATGTTGATCAATATATACATAGAGTGTATCAGGGAAAAGATAAAGTTTCAGATAAGAAATTAATTATCTCAACTTGGCAATCTTTATATCAAATGCCCAAGGAATATTTTCAGCAATTTGATTACATTATAGGTGATGAAGCACACCTATTTAAAGCACAATCTTTGACAACAATATTAACATCATGTACCAATACAAAATATCGTATTGGTTTAACTGGTACTTTAGACGGAACAAAAACACATAAACTTGTACTAGAAGGATTATTTGGCGCAGTCAAAAAGGTAATAACGACTAAAGAATTAATTGACAAAAAACAAGTTTCTAACTTTGAAATAAAGTGTTTAGTTTTAAGACATCCAGATGAAAAATGTGCGGAGATTTCAAACAAAAATTATCAAGAAGAGATTCAGTACTTAGTCGAATGCCATGAAAGAAATAAATTCATTAAAAATTTAACTATAAGTATGAATAGGAATACATTGGTTCTTTTCCAATTAGTTGACAAACATGGTAAAAACCTTTATAATATGATTAAAGATTCTGAAAGAATCGGTGATAGGAAAGTCTTTTTTGTTTATGGTGGTACGGAAACAAAAGACAGAGAAGATATAAGAAGTATAATGGAAAAGGAAACAAATGCGATAGTTGTGGCATCATTTGGCACTTTTAGTACGGGCATCAATATTAAAAACCTACACAACATTATATTCGCTTCTCCGTCAAAGTCAAGAGTTAGAAATTTACAAAGTATTGGTAGAGGACTAAGACAATCAGAAGGCAAAGAAATAGCTACACTATATGATATTGCTGATGATCTTGTTCACAAAAAACAAATGAATTATACACTTAGGCATTTTGTGGAAAGGGTAAAAATATATACAGAAGAAAAATTTACATTTAAAATCTACAAAATAGGATTAAAAAATGAATGATGTAAAAATAATAAGATTAAAAACCGGTAACGATGTTATAGGGTTTGTAACCGAAAAACTTGATGGATCATTATTCATTATGGAACCTATGGAAATTACCATACACACAGAAGGTAGATATTCTGGTTTGATATTGAAAAACTGGTTGCCTGCCAGATTAATTAAGTTGAATGAGGCAACCATCAAAACAGAAAACATCATCTGCATTATGGAAGCAAATGAAGAATTTTCAAAATACTATAGTAACTCGGTAAGTGTCTTCAACGAGAGAATGAAGTTAAAAGACACCATGTCTAAAATGAAAGAAGAAGAAGTAGATGCGATGATGGAAGCTTATAATGAACTATCATCGGAAGAACATATAATACATTAACTTTAAACCAGGACATAGATAACTTTACACGTTGTCAAGCGAAATGTCAACAACTTTTATGGTAAACAATATGGCAAAACAAAAACATTACATAAACAATGAGGATTTTCTCAAGGCATTGACAGAATATAAACTAGCATGCCAGACCGCAGAAAAACAAAACAAACCTGCTCCTGCCATTCCCAACTACATTGGCGAATGTTTTATGAAGATATCTGAAGGGTTATCTCATAAACCTAATTTTATCAATTACACTTATCGTGATGAAATGATTTCTGACGGCATTGAAAATTGTTTAATGTATTTCAATAATTTTGATCCTGAGAAATCAAAAAATCCATTTGCCTATTTCACACAAATCATATATTATGCTTTTCTGCGAAGGATTCAAAAAGAAAAGAAGTACCTATATGTCAAGTACAAATCTACCGAACAAAATGGTATATTGGATGAATTTGATATGCTTGATATGGAAAATGGTACGGTAAAGCAATTTGAATTGTATGATAACATCTCCGAGTTCATAGAAAATTTTGAAGATGTTCAAAAGAAAAAGAAAGAAACTAAAAAGATTGTACCTAAACTGAAAGGGTTAGAACAATTTATGGAGTAAATATGAAAGTAGCGTTAATAACTGACCAGCATTTTGGCGGAAGAAATGACTCGTTGCATTTTCTAGATTATTATGATAAGTTTTACACAGAGACATTTTTTCCTACAATTGATCAAAATAATATCAACACAGTTTTTATACTTGGTGACACTTTTGACCGTAGAAAATATATTAATTTTTATTCTTTGAAACGCACTAAAGAAATGTTTTTTGATCCTCTGCATAAAAGAGGTATCAATGTTCAAATGTTAGCTGGAAATCATGATACATATTTTAAGAATACGAACAATGTCAATTCGATTGATTTGTTGTTGGGTGAATATGATAATATTAATGTGATTGATTCACCTAAAACAATTTATGTTGACCCAGTACACATCTGTATGATCCCTTGGATTTGTGCAGAAAATTATAATGATTCAATTAAACAAATTGAAAATACACAAGCAGATATTTGTATGGGTCATTTTGAAATTGAAGGGTTCGTTATGCACCGAGGTGCAATTTGCGAAGATGGTTTAGATAGAAATATTTTCAAACACTTCGATACAGTTTTTTCTGGACATTATCATCATAAATCAAAACAGAATAATATACAATATTTGGGTAATCCATACGAGATGACTTGGATCGACTATGGTGATGAAAGAGGATTTCATTTATTTGATTTGAAAACAAAAGAATTGGAGTTTATTAAAAATCCAAATATCATGTTTCATAAAATAAAATATGATGATAAGAATGAAACAATAACTGAGATAACCGGTAAAGATTTGAAAAAATATACAAGTAAATATGTTAAAGTTATTGTGGAAAATAAAACCAATCCTCATCTATTTGACAGGTTTCTAAACAACCTGTATGATGTAAATCCTATTGATATCAATATCGTGGAAGATTTTACCGAAACTTTTGAGTCCAGTTTGGATGAAGTCGATCAAGCGGAAGATACCATTACTATAATTAATAAGTATATTGACGGTATGAATTCTGATAGTATCGACAATTCCAAATTAAAAATTGTAATGAGAAAACTTTATTCTGAAGCCTTAAATACCGAACAAGTATGATAAAATTTGAAAAAGTCCGGTGGAAAAATATACTTTCCACTGGCAACGTATTTACTGAAATTGACCTTTGTAGGTCCACAAACACTTTGATTATTGGCAGCAATGGTGCAGGTAAATCTACTATTCTAGATGCACTTTGTTTTGGTCTTTTCGGTAAACCTTTTCGTAAAATCAATAAACCAAATTTATTGAACTCAATCAATCAATCTCACGGTGTTGTTGAGGTTGAATTTACTATTGGTAAAAAAAGTTATAAAGTTGTTCGCGGTATTAAACCAAATTTATTTGAAATCTATTGTAACAATGATCTCTTGAACCAAGATTCGAAGTCAAAAGATTATCAAGAACAATTAGAAAAAAGTATATTGAAATTAAATTTCAAATCTTTCACACAAGTTGTTATATTGGGATCAGCATCATTTGTTCCGTTTATGCAACTATCTCCAGCAGATCGCCGGGCCATTATTGAAGACCTTTTAGATATTCAAATCTTTTCTTCGATGAATGCAATTTTAAAAGAGAAATTTTCAGAACTGAAGGAAGTCACATCAAAAAACAAATATAATATTGATTTGACAGAAGAAAAAATTGAATTGCAGAAACATAATATTGAAGAACACAAAAAACATAACGATATTGAAATTAAAAAGAAAGAAGATGAAATCACAGAAAGTGAAAAAGAAATAGAATCATGTGAAAATCAAATCAATAACATTCAAAGTAATATTGAAATTTTGTTAAAGTCTATTGACGATAAAACTCCAACTGAAAAGAAGATAAGTAAATTGAATCAGTTAGAATCTAAAATGGACGATAACATAAAAAAGAACAAAAAGGATATTTCATTCTATGAACAAAATGACAACTGCCCAACCTGTAAACAAGGAATCGGAGAAGAATTCCGAAACAATCAAATCTCTGAAATCGAGAAAAAAATCGATACTCAACAAAAAGGGCTTGAACAAATTAAGGAGGAAATTGTTAAACTCGACAACAGAATGAAAGATATACAAAAAATAAATTCTGAAATATATAAAAATAACAATGAAATAATACAAAATAATTCTACGATTAAATCTTTAAATGAATTTATCAAAAAACTTAAAAACCAAATAAGTGACCTTTCAAATAAAAAGAATAATTTGGAAGATGATAATTCAAAACTAAAGAAATTAAAAGAAGAACTGGAAGCTTTGATTTCTGAACAACAAGAATTGACTATCGAAAAACAATATTATGAATATGCATCTACTTTGTTAAAAGATAACGGAATTAAAACCAAAATCATCAAACAATATTTGCCTATCATGAATAAATTGATTAATAAGTATTTGACGGCGATGGACTTTTTTGTCAACTTTAATATTAATGAGAACTTTGAAGAAACGATTAAATCAAGACATAGAGATGAGTTTAGTTACGATAACTTTTCGGAAGGTGAAAAGATGCGTATCGATTTGGCATTGTTGTTTACATGGCGACAAATTGCTAAATTAAAAAACTCGACAAATACAAACCTATTAATTTTAGATGAAGTATTTGATTCTAGTCTTGATTCTGTTGGTACAGAAGAATTTTTAAAACTGATGGGTGAGATGGGATCAGAAACAAACATATTTGTTATCTCACACAAAGGCGACCAACTGTTTGATAAATTTAGAAGTGTAATTAGATTTCAAAAGAAAAATAACTTTTCTGAGGTGGTGCGATGAGTAATATATTAGTTTTTGATACACAAAAAGAAGGGTATGGATTAGAACCTCCAAAACCTCCAAAAATTATTAATTTTAAGTTGGTAGAAAAAGAACATCCGGCATTGAGAGAAGTTTTGTCCGAATTTGATTTTACTAATCCTCCAGTTAATCCAAATGCATTTGCTTCTGCACTTGTTGAAACTTGTAAAACAGAAAATGGATTTGGGTTATCTGCAAATCAATGTGGTTTTAAACATAGAGTTTTTGTTATGGGTGCAAAAGAACAATATGTGGCATTTTTCAATCCAAAAATAATTTGGCAGTCCGAACAAAAAGTTAAAATGGTGGAAGGGTGTTTGAGTTTTCCTTTATTGGCATTAACTATTGAAAGACCGGAAACTATAGAAGCAGAATATCAAGATTTTAACGGTGTGAAAAGGGTGGTAAAACTAAATGGTCTTTCTGCACGTTGTTTTCAACACGAACTTGACCACATGAACGGAATACTGTATACTAGTAGGATCGGATCCGTCAGTCTTAAAATGGCTATGGAAAAAAAGAAAAAAATTATGCGAATGATGAAGGCAAAAAATGGCAACACCGGTTGAATATGTCGATAAGCAATGGTCTGAATGGCAAGAAAAAAATAAAGATACACCAGTTAAACATATTGATGAACAAGAACTCAAAAATATTTTAATTGATGATTTGACGTATGCATCTAAAATGGATGTGCGCGAGTATACACTTTATCAAAAATGGTGTGAAGTCAAAGAGCGTTATCCTGTAAATGAAGTCTCTACACTATGGGGCGATGAGTTACAGATGGTTTATCCAGAACAGGAGAAACTTATTAAAGAAGTTAAATCTAATTTTTGGATTCCAAATGAGCCAGACGATTACGCAAAACTTTATCCTGTAATGCAAATTTATAATGGTGAATTGGCAGAAACATGGAATGCAATTCGCACCTTTTCATCTACGATGAAAAACAATTCTAATATTGGACGAAATCTTTTCTATACTGTAATCGATCAACAATCTGGCAAATACTTAGGCGTAATCTGTATCTCTTCAGACTTTTTAGATTTAACACCTAGAGATAATGCTATCGGGTGGTCTAGAGATGTTAAGACACAACAAGGCATGGTTAATCATACTGCAATTGGATCAACGATTGTTCCTTTGCAACCATTAGGATTCAACTATATGGGTGGAAAATTGTTGGCACTTTTGTGTTTGTCCGATACAGTACAATTAGATTGGAAAGTTCGTTATGGTGATACACTAGTTGGTGTTACAACAACTTCATTGTATGGAAATACAAAGAGTAATGGTCTATCACAATATGATGGATTAGAACATTGGAATAAAATGGGTTTCTCTTCTGGTTCTGTTGCATTCGAACCAACAAGAACAACAAAAAGAATGGTGTTCGATTGGATTAGAGAAAATCATCCACGAAAATATTTTGAATGGTGGGAAGCAAAAAATGTTAGCGGTATGCCGCTTAAACGTGATCATAAAAATAGATCATTAAATTTTGCATACAGCAAACTTGGAATACCCAAGAATCTTATTCGCACAGAACACCAAAGAGGTATTTACTTCTCACCATTGTATAAAAATACATTCGAATATCTTCGTAAAGAAATAACAGATAAAGATTTGATCAAATCTTTTGACACTTCTACTGAATCATTGACAGATATTTGGAAAACAAAATATGCAAAAGGAAGGATTTCAATGTTAAAAAAGAAGAATACAGTTTCATACGAATCGTTGTTTTATGATGATCTTATTTACCTTTCTTGGGAAGAAACTAAGTCACGATATTTACCTCAAGTCGGTCGTTAAGTTTACCAGAAAACCGCTTGACAAATTTACTATATAATAGTATAGTGTTATATCTCGAAAGAGATTTTTTAAAATGTTTAAGGAGAAAATAGAATGGAAAAATTGCCAGTTAAAGAACGTATGCTTGCAACACTCAAACAAACCGAAGGTTATAATACCTTTACTGTAAAACAGGCTCAACGTCGTTTCGGCATTAAAAATGTTAGCGCACGAATTCACGAACTTCGTCAAGATGGACATTGCATTTATCGTAATACCCGTACTCTTAAAGACGGTCGCAAAATCAATTTCTATCGTCTTGGTGCGCCAACTAAAGCTTTAGTTCAAACTGCATTGAAAGCAGGATATTCACTCGGTTAATTTTAATTCCGAGAAAACAGAAGGGCAGAAATGCCCTTTTTCTATAACATTGTGGAGATAAAATGGAAATTAAAATTAATATCGATGACTTGAAAAAGAAAAGTCTATTTGTTGCGACACCAATGTACGGCGGAATGAATCATGGACTTTATATGAAATCTTGCCTTGACCTACAAGGCATGTGCCTACAATATGGAATTCAAATTAAATTTTCATTCCTTTTTAATGAATCCTTGATTACAAGGGCCCGGAATTATCTTGTTGATGAATTTCTAAATCGTTCTGACTCAACACATCTTCTATTTCTAGATTCTGACATTAGCTTTGATCCAAAAGATATCGTTGCAATGTTAGCTTTAGATAAAGAAGTTATTGGTGCACCTTATCCAAAGAAAGCGATCAAATGGCGTGCCGTAAAAAGAGCAATGGAAAAGAACCCTGAAATTGATTCTGGAACACTTGAAAAAGTTACTGGTGACTATGTGTTTAATCCAGTTAAAGGTACTGCACAGTTTTCAGTTTCAGATCCACTTGAAGTGATGGAAATTGGTACAGGTTTTATGATGGTAAAACGTGAAGTTTTCCCAAAATTTGCTGAACACTATCCAAATCTTAAATATAAACCAGATCACGTTGGTCAAGCACACTTTGACGGTTCTCGTTATATTCATGCATATTTTGATACTGTGATTGATGAAGTGTCTGAACGGTATTTGTCAGAAGATTATATGTTCTGCCAATGGTGGCGTAATATGGGAGGTCAAATCTGGCTTTGCCCATGGATGCGTACTACACATATTGGAACTTATCACTTTCAAGGAGATATGCCCGCTGTGGCTAATTATGTCGGAGAAATGTAATGATTGTAGGATTCGTCGGGTTTATTGGTTCAGGTAAAGGAACTGCTGGTGACATTCTAAAAGAAATTGGATTCGAAAAACAAAGTTTCGCGGGTCCAGTCAAAGATACTGCTTCAGTTATGTTTGGTTGGCCGCGACATCTTTTAGAGGGCGATACAGAAGAATCACGAAAATTTCGTGAAGAATATGATCCTTTTTGGTCTAAAAAATTTGGCTATGAATTTACGCCTAGAATGGCATTGCAAAGAATTGGAACAGAAGTAGGTCGAGATATTTTCAATGAAAATATTTGGATCAATATCTTAGAAAAAAAGATTGACAAGAATAAAAACTATGTCATTACGGATGTTAGATTTGCAAATGAAATGAAATGGATTCAAAAACAAGGTGGAATTCTTATTGAAGTCAAAAGAGGAAAAAATCCTGATTGGTTTGAAATTGCTTTTGAAGCAAATCAAGGATGTAAAAAATCTGAGTCTTTAATGTATGAAACTGGCGTGCATGAATCTGAATGGAAATGGATAGGAAATTTTATCGATGAATCAGTTGAAAATAATAATTCAAAAGAAACATTGAGAGACAATATCTTTTCTATATTGACATTCTACCTAGGACCTAGTAGAATGAAAGAACTTTTACATAATGGAGAAATTAATGAAGTTGTCTAATGAAACTCTGACCGTCTTGAAGAACTTTTCTTCTATCAATCAAGGCATTCAGTTTAAAACTGGCAGTAAACTAACAACTGTTTCTGCTGGTAAAACCGTATTGGCGCAAGCTATTCTTAAAGATAGTTTTCCTAGAGATTTTTGTGTCTATGATTTGAATCAGTTCCTTTCAGTTCATTCTTTATTTAAAGATACGGCAGAAATTGATTTTGATGAATCTAATGTCATTTTTAAAAATGGACGTAATAAAGTCAAATATCGTATGACTGCAAAAGAAATGATTGTAACACCGCCAGAGAAAGAAATTAATTTGCCTTCTGTTGATTGTAATTTTAATCTTTCTGTAGAAGATTATGATTCGATTATGAAAACTGCGAGTGTACTTTCTTCACCGCATATTGCAATTCAATGTGATGGTGAAAATATTGAAATGGTGGCATTTGATGCCAATGATAATTCTACACACACCAATTCAATTTCTGTTGGTGCAGATGATAAGAAATATAAAATTGTTTTCAAAACAGAAAACATTAAAATGATTCCTGGAACTTATGAAGTTAAAATCTCGTTCAAGGGCATCGGTCATTTTAAAAATGTGAAAGAAGATATCCAATATTGGATTGCTTTTGAGGCGAAAGATACCGTCGTCGGTTAATTTTGTTATATATTATGGAGATTTTGAATGAACGATCATATTTTGTGGGTAGAAAAATATCGCCCGAAGAAAGTTGAAGATTGTATTCTTCCCGAATTTATTAAGAACACTTTTCTTGAGTATGTAAACAAGAAAGAGATTCCTAATCTTTTGCTTTCTGGCACCGCAGGTGTTGGTAAGACTACCGTAGCAAAGGCACTATGTAATGAGGTTGGTTGTGATTTTATTGTTATCAATGGTTCTGATGAATCAGGAATCGACGTACTACGCAATAAAATTAAAAACTATGCCTCGTCCGTGTCCTTGTCTGGAGGTCGAAAGGTCATCATCATTGATGAGGCGGATTATCTAAATCCCAATTCGACTCAACCTGCGTTGCGTGGTGCAATTGAAGAATTTGCATCAAACTGTTCCTTTATCTTTACTTGCAACTATAAGAATAGGATTATCGATCCAATTCATTCACGCTGCACAGTAATTGATTTTAAAATCAATGGTTCTAAACAAAAACTCGCAGCACAATTTTTTAAACGTGTAGAATATATTCTTACACAAGAAAATATTGGTTACGATAAGAATATTATTGCAGCAGTAATTACAAAACACTTTCCAGACAATCGTCGTGTTCTTAATGAATTGCAAAGATATTCTGTTTCTGGTGTCATTGTTGATACAGGCATTCTCAACAATGTTTCTGATATTCAAATTGATACACTAATCAAATCATTGAAAGAGAAAGACTTTGGCGGATGCCGCAAATGGGTCACCAACAATTTAGATAATGATCCAGTTAAAATCTATCGCAAACTATATGACTCATTGTATGAGTTGTTAAAACCAAATACAATTCCTCAGTTGGTTCTGATTCTTGCTAAGTATCAATATCAAGCAGCATTTGTTGCTGACCATGAAATTAATACTGTTGCCTGTCTAACTGAAATTATGGTTGATTGCGAGTTTAAATAATGTCTGATTTATTTAAAGACATTATACCATCAATTCTTCAAACAAAAAAAAATGTTTTAATTGAAGAACAAGATATTAAGGACTATAAACCTTTTATTGTAAATCGTGCTTTATCTTATCACATTGATTGTGTTGCATATGCAAATGAAATGAATCTTTATGCAAATATTGATTCGGATATGCAATATAATTATTTTCTAAATAGTATTAGGCCTATGAAACGCAAGTTTCAACCGTGGCAAAAAACGGAGGCCAATAGAGACATAGAATGTGTTAAGAAATATTTTGGTTATTCAAATCAGAAAGCCAAAGATGCTTTGCGTATTCTAAGTGATGATCAGATCGCTGAAATAAAAGCAAAAACAGATAAAGGCGGAGTGAACAAATCATGATTTTAATTAAAGATTTAGTTGAGGTATTATTAGAAGATAAGGATGATTTTCTTAAAGTCAGAGAAACATTAACACGAATTGGTGTTGCTTCTAAAAAAGAAAAAACTTTATACCAATCTTGTCATATTCTACACAAACAAGGTAAATATTACATCGTACATTTTAAAGAAATGTTTGCATTGGATGGAAAACCAACGGACATTTCAGAAAATGATTTATCTCGTAGAAATGCAATTATTAAATTGTTACAGGATTGGGGTTTGATTAAAATCATAGAACAATATAAGATAGAAAATCCTCCACCAATTTTTTTGTCCCAAATTAAAATTCTTTCGCACAAAGAAAAAGGTGACTGGCAATTAGTACCAAAATATAATATTGGTAAAAAACCACAGACCGCTTGACACCGTTATAAATATGTAGTACACTATGTACAGTTACGCCTCCGGGGTAACATTTTTTAACTCGCTTATTTAAGGAGAAACTTATGACACACTTATCCCTTCGTTCGCCTTTTGATATGTTCAAAGATTTTGATAAGTTTTATGTTGGATTCGACGATCAATATAATCGACTATCAAAATTGCATGATGATTTGACCAAAAACATTCCAAATTATCCTCCATACAATATCAAGAAAACAGGTGAAAACACCTATTCGATTGAGATTGCCGTGGCAGGTTTTGGCACACAAGACATCGAAATCGAATTGGCCGATAATAAACTTATCGTAAAAGGTAATGCATCTTCTGATGAAACATCTGAAAACTTCCTTTTCAAAGGAATTGCTAATCGTGCTTTCACTCGTCAATTTGCACTCAACGATCAAGTTGAAGTTCAGAATGCTGAAATGTTTAATGGTATGTTGAAAATCTTTTTGGAGAAAATTATTCCAGAACATCGAAAACCAAAAAAGATTGAGGTCAAAGCACCAAAAGCAGGAGCACTATAATGATTAAGACGTTACAAAACATTTTTTGTTCTGTGTTTGAAGGTCTAAAAAATATGCAAATGTATAATGACAAAGGATTTATTCAAGAATATTTGAATAAATCTGTGGATGAAGCAGACCTTGAATATCGAATGAAATATCTAAAAACGAAAAATCATTTGTAATTAGATGTTGCGTGGTGGCAACACCACGCTTGCCCATTTAACTCTTTTATGATATACTGTATTCAAGATGAAAAAAAGTAAATATGAGATGGACAAATTGGTAAAATTTAAAAACGTCTTTAGTCAAGATGTTGTATTTTCTTCTGCCGATTGGCCTATTAAAAACATAGATGGTGTTATTTTTGTTGGAGTTAAAATTTCGGAATCTGATAAACAAATTAAATGGATGCGTAAAGATTCTTTAGAACGCACTCGTTAAACTTTTCCGTCTGTAGCTCAGTGGATAGAGCAATCGGCTTCTACCCGATCGGCCGGCCGTTCGAATCGGTCCAGGCGGGCCAATTTAAAAGGAGAACTGTATGAAATATGAATGTCAAGTATGTAATCATATCCACGATGAAGAAGTTGATGGTAAATTTGAAGATTTGCCAATGTTTTATCTTTGTCCAAGTTGCGGTTGCCACAAAGATGAATTTGTTCTTATTGAGTAATTGATTTAAGTATTCCCTGATAGCTCAGCGGTAGAGCGCCGGACTGTTAATCCGTCGGTCCCTGGTTCGATCCCAGGTCGGGGAGCCAAATTTAAATGGTAGACGGCGCTGGTGCGCGGCGGAGACTTATAAACTCTGGAGACTGGTCAGATGGGCTGGAACGGTAGGGTTCGAATCCCTAGTCTACTACCAATTATGCCTCAGAAGCATTGATGGCGATGCACCGGATTTGTAACCCGGAGATAGTCCGTTCGATTCGGACCTGGGGCACCACATATGGAACTTTTTATGTATAATAAAAAAATTGATTTGAATAAAGTTAAAGAATATGTGGAAAATTGTGATCCGGAAACAAAAATATATCTTGGTTGTGATTCGGAAAGAATTAATGTAAAAGGTGTTTGGTATGCAGATTATGTCATAGCAGTTGTAATACACATTAACGGTAATAATGGATGTAAAATTTTTGGTCAAGTTACCAGAGAAAAAGATTTTGATAAGTCAAACAAAAAACCAAGAATGCGCCTGATGACCGAAGTATACAAAGTAGCAGAAATGTATCTACAATTAGCGGCAATCATCGAGAATGATATAGAAGTACATCTTGACATTAACGCAAATGAGGTGTATAATTCTAATATAGTGATCAATGAAGCGATAGGATATATAAAAGGCATGTGTAATGTTGTACCGTTGATCAAACCAAATGCATTTGCGGCATCGTATGCTGCTGATAGATTAAAGAGTTTAGTTGCTTAGTTATGCCGGGATGATATAGTGGTTAATATCCAGGGTTCCTTCCTGGTACGGAGTGTTCGATTCCTCCTCCCGGCTCCATATTGCGGAATTAGTTTAATGGTAAAACTGTAGATTTCCAATCTCCTGTCATCGGTTCGATTCCGATATTCCGCTCCAGTTTTTATAAAGGATGTTTTATGGCTTATATTCCGTTGAATAAAAATGTGATTGTTGAACGCAAGGCACCAGAAAAAGTTTCTACTGGTGGGATTATTTTAAAAAGTTCGATGGATCCAGATCGCGCAGTTGTTGTTGCAACATCAGATGATTCAGTAAAAGTTGGCGAAGAACTTTTAATCGATTGGAATAAAGCCTATAAAATTGAAAAGGAAACTTATAAAATTCACATCGATAATGTAATTGGTGTGTTTGATTAAATTAAATGCGGTAGTGGTGGAACGGTATACACAGCAGACTTAAAATCTGCCGCCGCAAGGCTTGAGGGTTCGAATCCCTCCTTCCGCACCAAACAAATGGAGGCACTATGAATGAAGAGCATTTATATGTTTGTATAGTTTGTGGTCATCAACATCACGAACAAACTGAAGGACGTTGGGAAGATTTGCCTGATGATTTCACTTGCCCAGAATGTGGTTGCGGCAAGGAAGATTACGAACTAGTTTAGACTAACAGGGCCTATAGCTCATGTTGGTTAGAGCAGCGGACTCATAATCCGTTGG